TCAGGTATTTGCCCAGGTTGTATCATTTCTGGGTTCTGCTCAGCTAATACTTTTAGAAACTGCATCTGCAAACTCTGATATATAGCTTGCTGCTTTGCATTTTCTTTTTCTGAGATAGCATCCCCATTTTGTACGGTAACAGTATAATTGAGAGGTCGTTTTGACTTTTCGCCTAGTAGAAGATCCACAATAGGTTTAATAATAGGATAGTTACGCATTTTAGAGGGGAAATTCTTACGGGCTTTTCCATAAGGTTTTAAAACGTAACGATAGTCGGCCTCATCAATTATACCGTTATAATAATCATATAAAATCTTTAGATCATCTTTGTGATCGTCTATGCCATTGTGAGATAAGTTAATAAAAGCTTCAACGCACTGCTCGCGCCACTTTTTCGTTTTCTTAGACATAGGCAGCCTTTGCTGCGGTATTTTTTCTCCCCCTAAATACATGAATTACAAAATTACTAAATTTTTATACAAGTCAATACACCCTACAATTTTTAAGATTATCATTATAGATATAACACTTAATTGTAGTTATTGTCAAACCAGCTGTCAACAGATCTGTCTTCTAGCACCTCTTTGACTTCTGCATTGTACAACTCTCTAGTGTGGTACATGCCTATCATTAACGCCATTACACGGTCAAAGTTGCCTTTGTGGTTAAACTTTATAAGCTCTTGCAGTAACGCTAGGTCATAGATTTTATGCATGTTTAGAACAGTAGTCCCATCTTCATTTACAGACCTAGTAGTATTTAACCAGTCCCTAATATACAGCTCGCCTTGTCTTTTCCTAGCCTCAGTTGTATGCATACCATATTGACGCTTTACATTCTTAGATCTTAGGTCTTTCTTGTCTAGCATCTCAAATTCTACCTGCAGCTTGTGCAATTTCCTGTGCTGTTTAGCATACTGTATTACAGCTCCGCGATCATTCTCAAAACCAATTTTAGCATTGTAATAATCAGCAAGCATAAACAAATTCCTATTATACTCGTCTTGCGTGTGTGGTCGTCCAACATAACTAGCTACTATTAAATCATCAGGTTGACTGATATTGTTTACTCTTTTTATAACGTACGCAGCTCCTAGCGATGTAGAGTCTGCAGATTGGTTTTGTCCGTAAGGGTCATGGCATACTAGGTATAAATTATGCGGTGTTTGCCCAGATGCATTTTTATACGGCCCCTCGTAGATAGTTATAGCTCCGTGTAGGTTATCTTCTTTTCTATGTGGGAATCGTAGTATTGGCTTAGCATCTCCATCCATTGCAAACTCTATCTTATTGCCCTTACCGTAATATAACTTGCCTGCAGTTCCTATAGAATGCAGATTATTAACTTTTACTTTGTTGTACTGTTCTTGTAACGATGCTATATCAAACAGATTAGATGATACTTGTAAAGTAGCTTCCCTAGGATTCTCAGGATGCTCTGCTATGTACTGATCGTATGCCTTAGGATCGTTAGTTCCTTTTTTCTTAGTTCTATTCTTTAGCTCAAAAGCTTTTGCAGGTTCTACTAGAGAATTACCATCGTCATCTATAAATCCTTCTAGGTTTTCGTAGATAGGTACAAAGTGTCCGCATACAGTACCCATTGCACCGTCGTCCCATTCGTTTTCAAAAGCTAAACAGTCGTATGAGTCAGGGTTATAGAACAGTTCTTCCATACCCTCAAAGTCTGCACCCTCTGTACCACCCGTACCAAAAGCAACCATAGTACCTAACGTCTTAGACCCCTGTCGCATAGTAGGCATAGCTACCTCCCACGCTTTTAGTAGTCCTGGAAACGCACCGGCCTCCTCAAAAAAGATAAGCTCGCCCGCTTTACCACGCACTTTGTCTGGTGCATCCTTTAATGACACGCCCATAATCTGTGACTTCATACCTAGCTCTACGTCAGCTCCGTTTACATTCTTTTTGTACCCAGACATCTTGTTCATTTCTCTGTCTCGTAGTCTAGGCTGTGTCCATGCTGTATTGTCGTCTACAAATGACAGAATCTCCCAAGCCTTTGACAACAATCCGTCACCAATCAAGTATTCTTTCTGTCCTGCAAACACGTAGTTCTTACTATTGCGGATATGAAAGTAGTTCCTAGCTAGCATTGCAGCTGCTTTATAAGAATATCCTTTACGACGCGCTTTTAACACCGTCATATGCTTGTTTTGCCTCCTGCATGTATCTATTGCAGTAAAGTATTTCCAATCTCCATCGTAAAATGCAGGAAATGTACGCTCTCTTCGCGCAATAATAGTTCCGTCTGGTAACTCTTCGTCTACAGATCTGTCAATAGGGCAATAGTTAAGATAGAAGTAGTGATTACCAGTAATAACAATCTCATCATCCTGGCCCTTACCTACAGTATAGCCGTATACGCAACGATGCCTTTCCTTATCCCAGTAGTCATAGTATTCCTTAGTGTTAGGAAGAGCATTTGTGTAGTAGCCATGCTCCATATACTGTAAAGCAGCTGGTCTTAGCCTATCAGTTTTTGTAAACATCTATTTTTAATCTTTAGCAACTTTGCACACTTCTCGTATTCTTCGTTAGACTCCATGTATTCTATTACTAAGTCTATCGTTGCAGCATCTCTGCCGTCACTCTCTAGTGGATCAAAGGGTAAATAGAATTCTTCAATCTCTCCATTCTGTTCATAGTCGTAGAAGACATCATCTAAAGTTATTTCTTTAGTAATAAGCCCATATGCATTCTGCATTGATCTTTCGTATCGTTCTATGTCTTCTAAAAAGTCCACTATTGACTGTACTTGTTTACCTCAACACCACCACGGTTGCTAGATTGGACTTGCTCCTCCTTCTTAACTAGGTCTTCTAGTTTACTTATTCCGTTAACTACATCTCCCATCTTAGAAAGATTTGCAACAAGGTCCTTAGCAGCAAATATAGGCTTTCCGTTATCGTCTGTCAAGGTCAGATCTACATCTTTAAAATATTTCTCTAGCTTAACGACAGATTCCCTAGCAGCTTTTAGTAATCTAACTGCAGATGTTTCTTTTAGCTTTCTATACTTTAGGCATGCAGCTTTCACTACCTCGTCAGGCGCCCACTTACTCTCCCCAAACACGCTAAGCTTTACTTCTGACGGTCTCCTGTCCTCGTCATAAACTGCAAACGGAGAGTTATGGTCACATACAAAATATACGTACGCAAGTTCTTTTGTTGACTTGTCCTTACCCTTGCTTTTGTCCCTACTAACTAGTTTAGAAAATTCGTCTATCTTCAAAACATACGGAGACGGTATTGCTACGTTATCACTTATTGTTAGTAAGTCCATCTTTCTGCTTTTTTGTGTTATCTAAATGTTTTACCCTGTTGCCCTTAACAGAAAACTTACCAAAGTACGGTAATCTTACAGCCTCAAACTTACCTTCCTCCATAACCTTGCCTACATACTTAAACTGCGACTCTATAATGTCAGTCACAGTCTTTAGTGGCAAGTTATACTTACTCGCTAAGTTCTGAATCAGAGCTTTCTTCGATTTTGCCATATGACATTATTTGAGGTGCCCACTTTTTCTTTGGACACGTCGATGTTTTCCATTTTGCTTTATGCTCTAGTAAGCATCCACACGCACCGCACCTAGATTTCTCTGCTACAAAATGCTCACAGCCTTCGCAAATACTAAGTCGTCTAGAGTATTCGTCTGGTGTAACATTTGGTGCGCCTTCCTTAATATACTTAGCCAGATCCTTAGTAAAATTTTTAGTCATCTGCCAAACGCTAGGAAATTTATGTTTCTTATCACTCATTATCTAAATAGTTCATGGGATTCTACTTCCTCAGTTAATATGCTTAACAGCTTACCATTTGCATCCTGGCATATAGCAATATACCAAGGTTCAAAATAGTACTGCGTCATAACCATTCCTTTTGGAACACGATCAATTCCACTTGACATTAACTTGGACACTCTCTGTATTAGTATTTAGCAATTGATTCAAAACATAGTTCTTACCATCTTTACGTATAGCGCCCTTATCCTTAAACTTCTTTACATAGTTGTTCAAAGTGTTAAAGTCTTTAATACCTAACGATCTTGCTGCAGCCTTCTTGTTCTTAGATGTACAAAGATTTTTTTCCTCTGTTATCTGGTTACAATCAACAAGTGCAGCTAGAACTCTTAATTCCATATCTGTTAAGTTAAAGACTCCATTCCATAACTGCAAATACTTAAATGTAGAATTTACTCTAATCGTTATCTTCTGGTTCATCTTCTTTAGCTTTTTTAACTTCTTCCTCTACTAGCTCTGCATGCGGTAATTGCATAGCATAGTTATAAAGGACAGTCTCCATTTTTGTAGGATTCTCTCTGAAGTTATATATTTCTATATAGTTATATAGCGCAAGAGTATGATGACTTAACTGCTGTTCTAGTGTATCAATTATCTTGTACACCTTGTAGTCCACCTTATACTTAAGGCCTTCAATCGTTATCTTCCGCTTTGTTTTCTTTTTTGTCTGTATCATCTTCTACTAAAACTTCTATTATGTATTCGTGATCCCCTATAAAAACTTTGACATCCCATGTCGCCGTTATATTTTTCTCTGACCATATCATTAGCTTCTTTTTAAAATCTGTTGTTAACTCAAACAATTCGTCTAGATCATATGTCACAAACCTAGTCTTGATCATCTGTGAACTGTATTCTTGCTCGTCCATCTTCTAGTATAATCTTAGCAGATTTAGACTGCTTATTAAACTCAGATACATGTGGTTCTATATCAGCACGAGTAGACAGGAAGCTTAAGAACACAGCCATCTCTTTGCCAGCACGCTTTGTGCTAGAACTTAGAGATTCTGTTTTTTCTTGAGCGTCTAGAAGATCATGATAATCATCTAGTGATATAGTCACTGTGCCTGCAGGTCTCACTTCTTAATCTTTCCGAGTATTTGAAACTCGTTTACAAACAAATGAGGAACCTCATCAATATGTATAAGCATAGCTTCAGACGTAGGGTCAACCATAACAGTATCCCCTGTCTTTGTATGCCTACAGTCTGGACCTACGGCCAGAACCTCCAAGATATTAGTTTGTAATTGTTTTGCTGTCTCGTCATCTAAGTAAATGCCAGACTTTGTCTTCTTTGCAGAAGGTTGAGGTAATACTACCCACCCTCCAAAGGGTGTAAAATTTAATTTGCTCTTCGCCATTATCTAAAAATTAGTTTTAGGCTAAGTTATAAATAAATTATTTACAGTTCCAAAAAAAATTTAAAATTTGTTCCCGATTGGACACAGTTACCCCCTTGGGGCTTCCTATTTCGATTGGAACTTTACTGTCAGCAGTGCTTCTCTATTAAGAGACCAAGGGACACTAAAACTAGTGTTAATTCACCGCACCTACCTGTGTGCAATGTGTCCCAACTGACGGCTATATCCGCTCTTTCTGAGGCTATCGGAGAAAACTCTAGGTTCTATTTGAACCCTACAATCCAACGTCTGACCCTATACTGCCCGTTTGGTCCTCTAGGGTGATACACTTTCGTGTGCCTCGATGCAAAGATAGAAAAAAATCTTTAACTACCGCAATTCAAACATTCTTCTGGGTTATCAGTGTTGCAAGAGATCTCACCAGACTCAATCTTGGCTTCTTGTTCTTGCAATCTTGTCTGATCTAGAAAGTTTACATTTGTGAATTCTTGGTCCCCTGCACTCTCGGTGGTTTGGTACCTTTCTTTGTAG